GTTTTTGATGGATTGTATGCAAGTTTAACTGCATTCAAAATCGCACCTCTGGAAGTTCCTGCTGGTGAATACCAAGCAAAGTTGTTGATGTCATTGCGGGCACAAAGTCCTGCAATATCACCATTTAGGGGAACATATCTAAAGGTATTTGAGAACCTATCATACATGTATTTGTATCCACTATCAAAGATTGCATAAGAAGATGAAGCAATCGGTGAATAAAACTCAATTACATTATCAGTAATATCAGCAGCAGACCTTACTGTTACTGCAGTTTGCACTGAAGTATCCGATAGAGCAGCACCTCTATATGGTGAAATAAATGCGATTGCATCTTTTCTCAATTCTGCAACAGAAATTAATTTATTTGCAAGTGCTTGTGCTGTTGAAATATCATAAGCAGCAGATCCCATTAAAAGAAAATCTACTTTAAAGTTCTCTGCATTTTCAAACAAGTCATAACCATCAGACAACTCAGCAAGAGTTGCTGTTAAAGAACCTGAAGTGGTGATTGCTGCTTGACCATTGTAATCTTTACCACCTGTAAGGGTGTTTGTAGATGCTCCGGAAGCAGCAAAAGTGATTCCCTCTGCTTCCTGGTCCCAAGCAACATCAGACTCTAGATTAAAGTCACTACTATATCCCGTAGTAACAATTCCAGTTGGAGATCCAAGACCAAAGATATACTCTGAGTTATTTACAATATATTTTCTCCAATATGCAGGATTTCCTACAGAAAATTCTGCATCCGTTGCTTTAGATAAACTTAAGTGCTTTTCAAGAATTGTTCCTGCATTTCCAGTTACTGTTCCAAGAGCATCAATTACGACCACATGAACTTCATCAAATCTCGAATCTCTTGCTACAGCATATGCAGAAGTTCCTGGTCTTGGAGCAATATTATTCCAAGAAATAGATGAAGTGCTTGTAAGACCTAATGTTTGCTGATCAAACCAATCAAGTCTTCCGGTATAAGTAGTTGCTCCTGTTGCAACGGTTTGTCCGTTTGTGTGAATTGCAACGCTTCCATTTGAAGAGAAAGCATATACCCCAGATGGTTGATAATCAACTTGAGTTTCAGTTCCTGCCGCAGAGACGTGTGAAAGAACCTTAACGGATACTCTATTTCCCGAAACTTCTGTGATAATTCCCTTTAGGTAACCATCAAGAACTGAAGTTGTTCCTGCACCAGGATTAATTCTACCCACTACAGATTGAGTAACACCGTATCCAACTGCAATATTTGCAATTCCTGATGCAATAGAAGTATTAACTCCTACCAAGATTTGATCTGCTTTTGAATCAATAATCCCAACCTTGAGACCATTTGACCAAGATCCTGGATTTCTTGCAGCAACAACTACTCCAGAAAGAGTATTTTCATCATATCCCAATGCATTATAGTGATCTAAACTATCAATCTTTACGCTCGATGCAGTTCCCACAAATCCATTTCTTAAATCATTATCATTTGCTCTTACAACTCTAAGTGCTCCACCATATGCCAAATATGAAGAAGCAGATAACCAATGTTCATAATGCTTATCTGTGGAATATGGTTCTCCAAAATTAACTAGTAAATCGTTTTCATTTTCAACTAAAGTTGGCGAATCTACAGGTCCTTTTGCAAAAGGAGCAACAATTGCACCAATTTTATCGGATGAGGGGGCAACTCTTCCAAGTGTTAGATCAACTTCTCTTACTACAATTCCAGGAGATGCTAAATTAAGCGGCATCTTTTTCTCCTCTACAATTCCAGAATATTCTAAAAGTATTTATAATTTCCTACTTCTTAATCTTAATGATATTCCCACATATAAGATCTATCACCATACTCATCTACATTCCATACTTCTAAAGCGTTATTTTCATTTTTTGATCCAGCAAATATCCATCTATCTCCAGTTTCTTCATCAATAGTGACACTAAAATCATCTAATCCATCGGAGATAAATCCAAAAGGAGACATATCTTGTTCAATTTGATTTTTTTGCTCTTCATAAATTCTTTTACGAACATCATTGTCCGTCATTTCTTTAAAATAATCTTGAGCAACTAACCAAGAAAAAATAACCAGGCACATTGCTAGGTCATCATTACATCCTTCTTCTGCTTCAAATGAATTATGACGTTGAGCAAATGTAGTTAATTCTGAAATAATATCATAATCTACTGTTAATAATTTATCATCCTCCATTAAAGTTTTTAAGTTTGAACAACCTAATTTTTTAACTGCTGCGGTAGTTCTTACACCAAGTTGCGATTTCTTACCACTAAATCCAGATCCAACAATTTGCCCAGCACGACCCCTCATAGCACACATTAGAACGTTGTCGTATTCCAAATCAAAATGAAGAATACTTGCCACCTGATCACCAATATCATTTACTTCTACTAACAACCAAGAGTCATTATATCCTTTTGCAACTTCATGAATAACACTTGGAAATAACATTGGTTTAATTTCATTATTTTTATACTTCGCCACAACTTTATATGGAAAGTTAGTAATGTCAAAAACAATAAATGCTGAATAATCATTACCAAGACCACGAGCAACGTCTACAGTTATAAGATAGTTATGCTCCTCTTTTGGGTGCTCATAAACATCCAATCCAGCATTTCTTTTAATTGGATCTTCATAAACAAGATTTCGAAGTTTTGCTGGATTAATCAGAGTATTGACAGATCCTAAAAACTCACACTCAAACTCAACTTTGAACTGTTGCTCTGATGTGTTAGCAATTGTCTGTGCCTTCCAGTTTTCGTCTCTACCAGGAACTTCAGACCAATGGACATCAGTAGGCACATATTCATTTTTACCACGCTCTGCGTCGTGCCACATACGGTAGAAGTGATTCATACCGCGAGGGGTGGAAACAATAATTACCTTTGTGCTTTGACCAGAAGAAATAGTAGGATACACAGACGCAAAGAAGTCGTCGGCAATGTGATTTGGAATGAACGCAAATTCGTCCAAAAAGATGACATTATATGACCCACCTCGAACAGCAGATGAAGAAGTAGAGTTTGATGAAATTTTTGATCCATTTTCTAACTCTAGAGAACCCTTGTTCCAAGATATAATACCCTGTTGCATCCACTTGGGTAGATTCTCATAAGCAAGTTGTAATCTTCCGAGAAGGTCTCTGGCAGTAGATGCTTTGTTTGCTAGAATTGCTATATTCACATTATCGTTAAATACCGCATAATGTAATAAGTATGAGACGCAAGTTGTAGATTTACCCGTCTGTCGGGGCATCTTGCAGATATTAAATCTATTCTCGTGGAAGTTCTTTACAAGTTTCTCCTGAAACGGATACATCTTAAATGGAACAAGACCGTGGTCCAAAGAAACAATCTTAATATAATTCTTTGCAAAATATACAGGATCTTCCTTACACTTTAAGAACTCAATAATTTGTTCTTCAGTGAATTGAATTTGTGTATTCGCTTTTTTCAGGTTTGGATTGCCAAGATAGATGTTATCACTCATAATAAATTACCTACTAATTTCTTCCCAGTCCATAGACCCGTGAATATCTGCACCATTAGCATTGGAAGAAGCAACGAGAGAAAGTTCATAAGGTGTCCCATTTAATGCATCTCTTTCTAACTGAAACTTGAATAATGCCTCTTTAAGAATATCAACCGGTGTTGAACCTTGATTAGACCCGTACAAATATCCAGATGCTAATATTCTTCCACCAGTATAAGTTCCACCATCAATTTTATATTCAACAGAACTATCAAGACCAGCATCATTCCAAGTTCCACCAACAGATGTTCCAGATGCTCTTACTTGCCAGTTATAAGTTGCATTATTTGTAATACCTAGAATAGAAAGTGCAGTCATAATTACAATTGCATCCAATCTATTTGGTGTTGCTTTGAGGCGAATTGATAGAACTGTATAATAAGTTCCTGCAGTTGTTAAATCGACTGGTGTTTGAACTGGTGTTCCTACTGCTTGTTGCAATCCACGAAGTTCATAACCACCTTCTGAGATTACAGTGGAACAAACTTGTTTAAGTGTGCTTGCACTGGTTGTAATTCCAGTATTTGCAATCTCATATCTCAAAGGTAGTGATGCTGTTGTAATATAAGTTGATGAAATTAGATTTGCGTGATGGAATGTGTGGCAAAGAATAAACTTACCATCAATTATAAATCCAACTCTTACATCTCCAACTCCCAACCATTCAATATCCATCCAAAAGATTTGTGCTTTGGAAATATCTAATGTAATACCTGATGTGCCAGTCCCATCTAATTTATCATATAACCAAGATGATTGTGGTATGCGAGTTTCTGATGTAATTCCAGATACTATACTTCTCTCTACAAAATTTACAGTAGAACCATCAACTTCAAAATAAATTCCATTATCTGCACCATAATATCCTGCCCTTTGACAAAGATTTGTCTTCTTGGGGTTCATTACAACTGTATTCATTACAAGTAATGATTTTCCTGGTTGATATGAAAATACTTTTGTGGTTTCTCTTATGATTGATGCAGTGCTTCCTACACCAACAGTCATATTAATCAAACCTTCTGCTGTTGAAAAACCAACTGTAGAACCACTGCCGACAATTAAACCACTCCAAAGATTATTATCTCTGTATCTGTGAGATGAATCAAAAAGTGTAAGTGGAGATGATGTCCTTTGTCTACCAAATGCATCAGTTGATGTTATAGGTAAAGTAACTGATACTGTTGATAAAGTTGAAATTCCGACAGTTCCTGTTACTGGAAATGGATTATCAAGCGTAACGACTTCGCCATTCTTATTGGCAATCATATTGACTTCAAAAAGGGTCCTTTCTTGATTCAGAAAGTCCTGCTCATTTTTATTAAATTGCGCCATTAATCATTCACTCCACGATAATCTTTCTGGTTGATATCTTTGTGCGTTTTTAATTCTTGAAGTATTTAACTGACTTGGATAAACGTTATGAACGATTGCTCCGGGATATTCTCCTTGAATTTGTTCTGCAAGTTCGTTCTTAGATAGCATTTTACCTTCTACTTCTAGACGATACATCTTTCCTTCCCAAACCACATCTGCAAAGAAAGACTCTTTAGTAGTTTCTGGTTGTGAAGAATTCATATAGAGATTTCCATTAAAATCTCCAGCAATGTTGATGCTTTCTGATAGAAATTGTTTAAAGGATTTCATTTTAGTTACAGTTCCAACGACGAAGTGCTTTGTTAATTCTTGAATCTGGGTCGCGTGCAGTTTTTGCAGAAGTTAGTTTAGACTTCATCCCAGACATACGACGGCAAAAAGACTTACGACGACCTGCCCGTTTACCTGTTGGATTCTTTTCAGTTACTGCAGTTTGAAGTTTTGAACCTGGATTCTCGCGGCGATATGCCTTTACTGCATCAGGACTTAATCCATCAGTTTTATCTTGACGATTGACTTTTTGCCAATCTTCACTTAAACCCATTTCCTCTCTCCAGTTAGAGAATCCTTCTGCCTTTACGCAGTTTGGATATCTCTTTCCAAACATTGTCTTCATACCTTTCTTTTTATAACCGGGCCAGCACTTCTCATCAATTACTTCACCTTCCAAGTCATAAGAATTTCTAAGACTATCAATTGCTTTTTGAGTCTGTTGATTTCTTGCTTCTATTTTTTTACCAACTTCTTTTGCTTGTTTAACAACTCCCATGCCAGCAAGAGCAGTTCCAGCAGCAAGACCTGCACGAAGTAATGCAGCAGCACTTTCGTCAACACCTTGAAGTTTTCCTGCTTGTTTGAGTGCAATAATTCTTTGGGAGGGGGTCATTTTATCTTTTCTATTCATAATTTTTTTCACAGCAATATCAAATGGTTTTTTATCTGACATTGTATTAGTATCTGCAACCTGTTCCTTCATTTCCCCACTATCTACATAATCTGCTGCAGAATCTAAATAATCTGCTGCTTTTGTAATTTTTGACTGAACCCATGCTTCAATATTACCTTCACCTTTCATTTTCTTTCTTAATCTTTTTGCTGCCGCAATAATTGTTGAAAGTTCAGAACGTGCCATTGAATGTTCATGATCATAAGATTCTGGAAAATTACCAGGATGAACAGTTGCAATATTATACTTTAATTGATTTGTAGTTAAAGCAGAAGGTCTAGAGAACATATCCCAATATCTTCCACCATATTTACATTCATCTCTAGTCTCATCTTTTTGACACTTTGGACAATATCTAACCATTTCCATTGCTTCAGACTTAGTTCCCCAATTTGCAGCACCAACTTCACGGCATTTGACAAGTGCTCCAGAAGCATATGCACTTGGCCAAACATCATATCTTGATTTTACTTTATGGTAGCAAGCATCTTTTTTACCACTACCTTTTCCCGGTTTATCTTTAACTTCTTGTAAATCCATTTCTTCTTTCATTTTTTTCTTTGGATCTGTTGAAACATAAGTTGGTTTTGCAGCACCAGTTTTTTCTGGTTGATTTGGGTCTGCAGCACTTTTTCTTCTTTGTGCCGATATTCTTTCAGATTTTGTCATACTTGCTCTTTTATCTGAAGAAACACACTTAGGTGTTTCATCTTCTTCACCTTCTTCGCGGGCACAAGGTTCTCCAGAAATTACTTCAACCCAACCAGGTTTTCCTTTTTTACCTTTTGATTTAGATTGACCAAACCAAGCACGAAGACCCTCTTCATTAATTTTCACATCTTTGAACTTTTTATGTTCTTTTTTAGCGGATGCTTCCATTTTTTTGAGGCGAGTATAATAATCTGGAATTTCATCTAAATGTTGGAGAGCAATTTCTTTTGCTAATTTATGATTTTTAGTATGCTCGTGCTCAATTTTCTCACCCATATCTAATTGCTTTTGAATAAAAGAAACATCCATACGATGTTTCTTAGCAATTTGCTCCACTGTCTTATATGGTTTCAATTGCTCATTCATCTGCTAAAACTTATTACTCTTTACTATTTAGAAAACCTTGCTTAAGTAATTTAGACAACTCTGATGTTGATCCAACAAAAACTGCGTTATTTGTTACATTGTTAGTTGTTTTGATAGACTCATCTTCAACATCTTTAAGTTTTTTCTGTAAATCTATGAGTTTATCTGTTACATCACCAACACTTTTAATAAGTTGTCCGGCAACTTCATATGCTCTTGGACTTCCACCCTCTCCAGCAAGTTCCATTATCCCATTAATTGCTTCTTGTCCTTTTTCAATTAAGGAATAAAGGTTTGCTCTGGTATATTCATAATCTTTTTGAATATCGTCCGTTTTCAGTGGAGATATTTTTAAGTCTTCTTTTACTTTTTCCACTTCGACAATATTACTTTCAATATTAAGAGCAGAATCT